ATACAAATCAAAAACTTTCTTGAACGCAAGATAGAACTCAATATCATCAGACACTTCAAAGTTCTTATATGTATCTTCCATGTAGAAGTATAGGCGTGATAACATGACAAACTCTTTCCAATACAAACCTTTTTTAATGGTGTTCTTACGAGCATATGCCATGTCATTCAAGAATGAAAGTAACTTATCTACTTTACTTTTCAGTTTTGCTGTTTCAGCAACGGTTAAACTTTCATCTTGATACATTTTTTTAAGGTCTTTGTCTGCTGCTTTACCAGCACCGCCACCATCATAAAAACGAAAATAGAAACGAGCAACAGCCTCATCCATTCTCAAACGACTATTATTAAACGATAGGTTATCAAAGACATATTCGTTTTTCTTTTCAATAAATCCACAAGAGAACAAATCATTAATCTTATTGTTTATACCAGCAACAATACGAACAGTCTCACGAATACTTTCAGCGATTGGAATCTCGCCATAAGAATTTAACTCTTCTTGATGATTTACATCTGTAGTTTCATTAAGATTACGAAAGATGTATCCTTTTTGATATGTGGATAAAGAATTATAGATACAAAATGTAAGTTCCGTGTCAAGAAAAGCTTTCTTATCTTCAGCAGACAAGTCTTTATAATAAGTTTTTGTGCCCCACAATGGAAATTCATTCTCAAAAAAAGCTTTGATATATCTCTTACGATGGCCGCCATCAACACTTTCATATGCGTATGTAGCATTTTCTGTTCGTACCAAAGTTATCTCACCGATATTCATACCCTCAAGAATAGTCCTAATAATACCTTGGGACTTTGCGGGTTTTTCATCAGTGGGTGATGCTTCAATTTTATTTGTTGTATTAAGTCTTTGACCTACAGGTTGTACGTCAATCGTTGGATACCATTGTAATAAATAATCACGAATGGTAACTGTTGGTTTTTTATAGCGCATGGCCATGTTTATTTTTCCTTATATAATTAAGTTTGGAATGATGCTGACCTAAGTTCTGACCATTCCGTTGTATAATCATTATTGATTATTCTTTTATAATAACAGGCATATTAGAGTTTGTCAATACCCTTAGCTAAAAAAATCCTCTAAACTACCTTGCGTTCCATAACTATTATCAATCATCCAATTTATCTTCTCAGTTATAAATTTAAGAGGTTCAACGAAGCTCTTAGTGAATTGTACATCATAGTCTATTCTGTCCATAATGTCAAGTTCCTTTGGAAAAGAAGTTATAAAAGAAAATGCAGATGACTGATATATGTTGGGTTGCTTCATGTTCACGAATCGCACCTTGTCTCCTTCATTTATAAAGGGAAATTTACCAGACAGCTTGTTCTTACGAATCAAATGATTATATAATATCGCACCCTTGACATGTATAGGTGCACCCTTACGAAATAAACTTGAATCTCCTGTAAACTTCTTTATACCATTGCAACTACGTGGAAAGGCAATCTCTTCTGGTGACAACAACATAAACTCTTTCCTAAACTCCTGTATAAAGGTATTTAGCATCTTCTCATCACCGTTTATTATAATCTTGAGAGCCTCTTTAATCTTCTCTCTACAAGGTGCAGGAGTAGATGATTTGACCGCCTCGATACCCATAATCTTGAGTTTAGGTTCTTTGTATCTCACACCCTCACTATCGTATACGTTAAGGATGTAACGCTTCTTAGCAGTCCATATACCCTTGTCAGCGATGACTTCACGGGACATAATCATCTTTTGTTCGTAGGCACCAACAGTTTTAGCAAGAGATTCATAAGACCTATTAATAAATGGTTCCAACTTAGTAGTTGCCACCTTGTCCAAGAACTCGACCACTTTGCTAGTTTCTGCTGATTTACCAAAGACTTTGCTAACCAAAGCGTCAAACGTGATATACACTGAGTCCGTATCTGATGCAATGACATAATCTTCATTCTTAGTCTCCAAGAGTTTGTTAAGATATATATTAAGACTTTTTTCGATCCATCGTATAGATAGTTGACCGCTAGATGTAATTGCTGTAGCGACCAGCAGATCGAAATACCTAAACCAATTATTCCCAATAGCACCATACGCACTATTAAGGGAAATCTTCTTGGCCATCTGAATGTTGTTATAACGTGAGATATCTTTGAGAAGACTAGGTTCCTTAGTGTCTTCATATTCCTGTTGAGCCTGAAGCATAAGTTTTTTATATTTGACACGATCATTGTACATACTCTCCATAATCTCAGGAAGGAAACCTCTTTTATCCTTTCTGAAAAATGCACCATTTGGCGTCATGCTATATTCAGTATCATTCCTAACCTTACCGTTTAGAATCTTATTCACCAGACCATCCTGTTTCACACAGTTGGGTACTAGAGTTTCTGGTGAAATATTAAATTGCATGATCAAATGCGGGTAAAGCGAATTGAGGTCAAATGACATTACCCATTTGTGCATTCCTACCTGCGGTTCTTTTACATACGCTCCCTCAAACTGATCAGTCTTAGCAGTATTTTTCTTTTGAGGTATAACTATATTCTTATCTCTTAGATAATTATATATAAGAACATCCCAGTAGCGCACAGAACCAAGAACGTCTGTGTAATTAACTTTACCATCATATGCCATAGTGAGGCATAGCTCGATCAGTTTCATCTTGTCTTCAAGCTTGTCAACAATCTCAACGTCTTGAATGTTGTATTCAATAAACGATTGGAAATCTTTCTGATACCACTCACTAAATGTTTCATATGGATTACCATCCTTACGCTCACCAAGTTCAACAAACGCAATATGGTCTAGTCGATAGGACTCTTGTGCCTGATAGGTAAACTTACGATACAGGTCAAAATAATCTAGTGCAGCAATACCTTGAATGTTATATGTCTGGTGATTACGGCCCATCTTGTAAACTTCTCTTTCTTGGACACTACCCCAAGGAGATAATCGTTTCAGCTCATCCTCACCAAACAGTTGAATGATACGATTGCAGAGATAGGGAATATCAAAGAATTCTGTATTCCAGCCCGTAATGATATCTGGCTGATGCTTCTCCCAAAATATAAGAAATTCCTTGAACAGATGGACTTCACTCTCGCACTCAACATAGGTAACGTCATCACGATTCGTTACAAATTGGCCAATGCCAAACACAACAATCTTTTTATTCTGGTGATTCTTGACTGTGATTGACAGCATCTCTTCGTCAGCAAGTTTTGGGTCTGGAAAACCATTCTCACACTGCACCTCAATATCAATAGTCACCATTAGGAGTTTATCCAAATTCCAATCAATATTACCTTTGTAAGTATCAGCAATATAGTTATATGCAAACTGAGTATTACCATACACTAGCTCTGGTTGATTCTTGTGACTTTCTACCCACTCCTTTGCTTCCTTGATATTGTCAAACTCAATAGGCAGAACAGGAAGGCCTTCCAAAGTTGTATAACCCGTATGTTTATTTACAGGAGAATATAATGTTGGGCGATATTTTATTTTGAAATTCTGTCTCTCACCATTAATAACGGCACGACAAAAAAGCTGATTGCCCCATTGCAGGACGTTTGTATAAAAGTTCATATTAAGACTATAACAGGTAATGTATTATTTGTCAAGGGTAAATGGCGTAGTAATTACATATTTTTTCTGAGGATTAATCATGACGTTTAGTTTATTCATAACGAATCTATTAAGTAAAACATCAGTTCCTAGCTCTGTTCTATCATCAAGGCCAAACATAAATTTATAAGAACTACCAGCAAATGACATTTCTAATTCTACAACTGGACGTTCATCTTTACCACCACCAGTTTGTACCTCATATGTCTTAATCAAATTTGTTGTAATAGATTTTCCGTTATGATTAAAAGAAATCTTCTTTCCATTTATTTGTATATCTTCTGCATGAAGAACAGATAATACAGAATTGCCTGTATCAAATTTAGCAATAAGTTCTCCAAATGGTTTTATGGATACTACTTCATTATAACCACATTCTGTGGGAACAGTATGTCTCATTTTTAAATTTTTAAAATGTTCTAAGATTTCTTTAACAATATTCTTACCAGAAGCTTCTTCAATTCCTTCTGTGCCTGGCGAACTATTTACCTCTAACATATATGGTGGTTTATTCTTAGGATCATTTGAAGGAATAAAATCAACAGCACTTAAAATACCACCAACAGATTTTGCAGCCAATAAAGATTGTTCTGTTTCTAATTGTGTAAGGTTATACTTTTTAACCTTTGCACCTTGAGAATAATTGCTTCTGAAATCACCCTCTAATACATCTCTTTGCATTGTTGCAACTATCTTACCATCAAGAATCAAAACTCTAACATCAAACTCTGTTTTAATATATTCTTGTATTAGTAAGTCAGCATCAGGGTCTGTTTTGAATATAAGTTGAACCACAGAGTTTAATGATCTTTCTGATTCAACAAATAAAACACCAACACCTTTTGAGCCTCTTAATGTTTTTAGAATGATTGGAAACTTTGTGTCCAAATTTTCAAAAGATTTTTCTGTAGAATCCACATTAGGAATCAAAACAGATTTTGGTGTAGTTAATCCGTAATCCTTTAAACGAATATAAGAACGATACTTATCAGCTGCAATAGCTATTGATGTCCTACTATTAATACAACAAACTCCAAGTCTTTCAAGTTCTGAAATTAAATCTAGAGAACTATCTTTAGTTGGTGTACCACGAACAAACACTACAGTAGAAGAATCTAAATCAAAACCTTTATCATCTTCAATAGAATGAATAGTATGTTTACCATTGTCATGTTTAATATACGAGCCACCTATTTGTATAACATAATTAGGTAAATTTAATATGTCTGCCTCTTCTTTAATACGTTTAGAGGTTATAGACTTATCACCATGTTCTACAGTAAGTACAACAATACGATAGTCACTATCTTTTTCTTCTGTAATGTATGACTTGAATTGCTCCATTAAACTTCTTTCTTTTTGCCGATATTATATTTGGTACTAAGTTCCCACTCGTTTTTTTCTTTGAAACTTAAAACTTTTATTTGACTTAGTGGAGCTACTGGTTCTGCAATTCCTATAATATCTACTAAACCCCAATCTTTCAAAAGATTTGCAATTGTGTTTCTACGAGCAATATCATTCTCAGATAAATTTACAACCTTACCATCAAGAGCAAATAACTCTTTAAAGTGTGTAATAAAATATCGGCCTTGTTTATGTAGTATATGGCAAGACTGATATAGTTTTCGTTCTTTTCTTGAAGCTACTCCAATTCGTGATAGCGTCTCTCGTACCTTTAAAAAATCATCTGGTTCTTTCAAACCAACTTCTAGCATCTGATCTTGTGTCCAATTAATCTGTTCCATTATGTCTTCCACCTTTATTTAATTTTTGTTTTATGGCAGAAATTTGTTCATCAGATAATATTTCAAGAGCGGACTTTGCTTTTCCATTACTATATCCATAATACTCTTTAACATACTCTAGATTATCAACTTTCATCGCCTTCACCCAAGGAGTATATCTTTTCCTTGGTCTAAGACTATTTATTAAAAAATCAAACTGAAGTTTCTTGTCTAGATGAGGTAATAGGTTCATTTCATTAACTAATTGAATAGTATCAGGAAAGGGAGCAACACACTTATTAACGATATATGGGGGATATTTCTTCTCCCATTCTTCATCCTCACCATCCATAAGAGGTTCTTTGGTTTGATTTATCGCTTTAAGGTAATCTTTGAGCTCATACATTAGTTTATATTCTTCACTGCAAATTTATTATCTTTTATAGCATTTCTGAAGAAATTAACATTACTATTTGTTTTGCTGCACTTGAATACTACACAAGTTCTTAAATGATAACATTCTCTAGAAACTGGCATAGCAGAATGTAGAAGAGGAGCATCAAATATAACTAAACGATTGCCTTTGTATTCCACTAGTTCACCATTTATATATGTACCACCACCATATTCTAATTTCCAATCAAGCCGTGGATAATAGATCATAGTAAAATCCCCATCATCTACATGAAAGTGTGGTTCAATACCATGAGTGTGAGCGTTCATATAGATTCTAAGATAGGTATCAACATCATACTTTTCTTTAAACTTATATTTGTGCATTGCAGTTTCAAATATATTGTGAGTCCAATCATATCCAGCTTCTGTACATTCTTCTACATTATGTCCACATATAATATGCCAATGTTTGTTTGGTTTCTTTAGTTGAGAAGAGTAATCATATTTCCAAGACAGTTGTTTGACAGTATCATCAACTAATATAGCATTATGTTCTTCTAGTACATCATCATAAATATCAATCATTTGAATTTAGCCCTACCCATAATCTCTGTTAAACAAGCCATGATATTTATTTCTTGGTCTGCAACAAAAGCTGACTTGTACTGATACTCACCCAAGACCACAACGCAATGAGGGATAGTAGAACCATCCACATACTCATAAAGATTATCATAAATGCTCCT